CTGATTCGTTTACAATATCTTCTACAGCAGCATCAACTTCTGGATGTGTTGCTACCTGTCTATATTGTCGAATAAGTTGAAAGTCGTCTTTGGATTTTTTATCGTCATCACCAATATTTACGTAGGTGCCATAATGTGCACCAGCAGCAGTTACATAACCTGCCCCATCCTCATCAACAGGAGGTACGATTGACGGCAGCATATCTTTTCCGCTAGATGCTTTCGCTCTACGGATTTCAAATCCAAATAATTTAAGTCCGCTGTTGTCTGCCATTTTAATTCCTCTTAATAGTAAAGAAAGGGCAAGAAAGCCCTGCCCTTCCCTCTATTTATTCACTTACGTAGTGGTGTTAGATTCCCAGTACTGGACTTGGAATTCCACTGTGAATCTCTCAATTTCGTTTTCTGAAGCATAGTTCAGATCGATTGGAGAGACTGCAGTTGGAAAACAACCACGGAAGTTATAAGTCTTCAAAATAGATCCGTCTTTGTCAATTTGATCAACAATAAGATCTGCTTCGTAATCTGTAACGTTGGTTAGACCAGTGTTTTGCTGGTGGCCGTTCATGCCATTCATCCAACGCTCCATTGAATCACGAATTCTGAAGTCAGTGTCGTTTATAATAGTTGGCGTCCATACATCGAATGTACGATCACCAGCCATTTTTAATTGTCTACCACGGAAAGGTACAACGATTGTACCAATAGTAGAACCTGGAAGCTGAGCAGCTTCGCAAAGAAATGAAGTAATTTCTACATCACCGTTTGCGTAAGTAGGGAAATTGATAGTCGCTTTGAACAGATTAGCTCTAGCACCACCGCCTCTCAGCTTGGATTTGAAATCATCAACTCCTAAAATAGCCATTTGTTTTCTCCTCTGACGCTATTATACTGTGCCTGCTACTTCTTCAAATTCCACACCAGTTCTTACAGCTACAAAATTTAGAGTGATGTAGTTGACCGAACGTGCTGGCTTAATGAAGATATTAGCAACAAATTCATTTCTGTCGATTACGGCTGCAGTATTGTTTGTTGCGTCACATACAACTCTGAAGTCCGTTATGCCTCTTCGCCCTTGGATTTCTCTTAGGAAAGGCTCAACAATATTTACAAATTCAGCACGTGAAAACTCATCGTTAAATTCGAAGAGTGTATTTCGAGCAGCTAAAGAAACAGCTCTTTCGACTGTTAGGAACAATCTTCGAACGTTGATTCTGTCGAATGCAGAAGGTCGTGCTAGTTTTGTTTTATCGCCAAACAATAGGACACCTTGTCCTGGTATGTTTGAGATTGGGTTAACGCCTGCTTTATATAGAGTATCACGCTGCGACTTATTCGGTGAAGAAGCCAAAGATGTAATACCTAGATATTGGCCACGTCTTGGACCAGCCGGTGAGAACCAAGGTGCAGCATTTGCGTCTGTTGCAGCCATGATACCAGCAGTAGAAGATGAGGCTGGGATGAAGCGATACTTATCGTTATACTTATCGTAAACTTTTAGATAGTTGTTATCAACTACTAGATAAGATGAATTTGTAAATGTATCTGCTGTTGCTATCGCATTTGTTACTTGAGTAGCAGGGGATGATACGTTTACAACATCTGTTCTTGCAGGAGATGCAACTACTACTGCGTCTTTACGAGTAGTTCCGGCTATTGCAACTAGATCGTTTACAACCGTTGTTTGATCTGATCTAGCGCTCATGCCTGGTGCAATCAAGAAGTCTACTGTGATAGTGTCTTTGTCTTCAAGAAGATCGAATCCAGTAGCTATGTTGCCAGCTGATAAAGTACCAGCATCTACACCGTTTGCAAGAGAAGAAGTTCTTACATTTCTAAATGTGGAGCTGTAATCTTTACCACTAACAGCAGCTGAACCAGCGTCACTATCAAATGTGCCGCCTGCGCCGAAGCCTGCCATCCATACATATTCTGATTTTCCGTTAATCGTTTCTACTGCGTAGTTAGATGTACCATCAGGTGATTTTGCGTTTGAAGCTTTTGAAATAAATGGGAATGTTTCGAGGATTGAACCACGAGTTCCTGAGAATAATCCGTCTTCATCGACAACTGCAACATGCATCTCATCGTTTGTTGCACCGACTCCAGTAGCGTAAGTAGATGTACCAGGCGCAGCATCAAAGCTACCCTTATAGATCCAGTTAGTAAATGCTGAGTCAGCAGCAGATTGTGGACAGACAGAAACTGATAATGAATTACCAAGAGCTCCTGGCCATTTTGCGACAAAAATATTGTCGTCGCTGTCTCGGGCCGCTAATTGTGCGTTCCAATTATCGAGATTTTTTACAACGGGCTGACTTGATTGTGCTACGTCAGTCGCGTTGACTGCAGAACCGTCGATTGCTCGAACAGTTTGCATAGAATTTGAGTATCGTAAGAAATACGCTGCCGATAGGAAATCGACTGCTCTTCCTTCATTGTCGTCAGGAGATCCAAAAGTCTCAGCAAGAGTCGCCTCACCATCGATGAGGGTAGCTTGTTCAACCGGACCCCAACGAAAGTTCCCGACAAATGCGCCAGTAGTAGACTGTACATTAGGCACAACGCCCGTAAGATCTACTTCCTTGACTACAATTGCTGGAGACTCTGAGGGAGTAAATAGTGCCATGACTGTTTTTCCTTTTCCAGTGTTCTAATTATAAGCAAAACATAATAAGAATCTTCACTTGATAGTATTTATAATAATTTCAAAATGAAGATTTCTACCATTGTTCTTCAAATGTTATGGCCCATGGATGTTCTTCTCGTTCCTGTTGAGCAATGTATTCGGATCCATCATCTACGAATCCAAACGGTAACACGTCTTCTTCGATCTCTTTGATTCTTTGCTGAAACATCATTTCTTTAAGATTAATGTTTGTCATATCACCAAAGTAGTTACTTGTAGCAAAGTAACCAAACATCACTAGGTTCATCATCAAGTCATCATGGTTACCTTCTGATGCTTGATACGACTGGCCTTTGGATACAAACGTGGATATTTCTAAGATAGTGTTTTCATCTACGATCTTGAGCTTATCGTTTTCAATAATATCTTTTATAGCGGAACACCCAAGTCTTTTGACTTTTCGAGTCATTTCAATACCAAGAGCATTTGCTTTTATCGCAGATTCAACATGCATGTTTTCATATTCTAATTCGTGATACAAACCATTAGTTACTACACCACCTTGATCATTTGATTCAATTACTACGTATGCTTCATTGTAGACTTTTGCATATTTATAGATAATATTAGGGAAGAGTAATGGAGAGATAATATTATTGCGATATACAGCAACCTGTGCAAACGGGCGAGTGCTAATATCGATCACATTAAAAGTAGAATAATCCTGTCCTCTTCCTCTACTTACATCTACAGTCATGATATAATCATGATTCTTAATGGGTTCTTCATAGATAAGAACAGAATTGTTTTCTATTCTTCTTAATGGTTCTTTTGCTTTTAGTTCTAATAAAGTATCTGCACCGACTAAAGTGTCACCTGTTCCAAAGAACGTATTTCCAAACTCCTGATCAAACTGCATCTGAGAAGTGTTAGCAATTGTTTGCTTCTTCCACTCAGCATCTCGCCCCGGAACATCCCACCAATCAACTCTAAAAGGGAAGTACTCGTTTGTCTTTTGTACTGCACCTTCCCATATCTTATAAAACGTGTTACCTATACCATTAGCAGTCGACGTTATAATAACCTTCGTGTCCTTACCAGATGATACAACTGGATAGGTCGAGGTATAGAACTCAGCTGCTCTTTCCACGAATGCAAACTCGTCAAGGTACAGTAAGTTCACAGACATACCACGAATAGAAGAACCACTCGTTGCAGCTGCTATTATTCTTGAGTTATTCGAAAACTCTATCGATCCTTTGTTTAATGCTTTACAACCAGGCTGTAGAAAGAAAGGAAGATTCTCGAGCATAAGAGTGACTCTTGCCAGCATCTCACGCGCCGTTGCGCCTTTGTTAGCAAGTACTGCAATTGTTTTTTCTGGATGGAATATTGCAAACCAAAGCAAGTAAGCAACAGAACTAATTGATTTACCAGATTGTCTACAGGCTAAAACAATGCTGAATCTATTGTTATTAAAAGAATCAAACATTTTTTTCTGATAAGGATACAGGTCAAAAGGAACTAGACCCTTGTCAAGAGAAATAATCTTAGCGTAGTTTGTGGCAAAGTAAGCTGGATCGTTCATGCATTTGGCGTATTCCTGGACGTCTTCCTTTGTCCATTCTGTAACTACACCATCTCTTTTTACATTAACATTCCCAAGATATGTTTCATTCATCTTTATAGTCTTTAATGTCAATTACATTATCAGTATCAGTTTCTTTCAAAAGCATTCTTTGTAAATCGGTAGTAGAACCTACAAACAAGTTATTCGTCGTTCCGTTAGGCAAACCTTTTAGATCATCCTTATGTTTATATGCTTTCTTTTTCTTGTGCATATCCATAAGGTTACCATTGATGTCAGCTACAGTTTTCATCGTGGTAGCTAGAACTTCAAAAGCTCGAGGATGTTCAGTGTTACGTGCCACGTCCATCATATCATCCAACGCGGCCGATCCTTTTACTAAAAGATCATGGTACATTTGACGAGCATATTCAAAATCATTTTCTGCATTATCAGAATCATTCATCACGCGCTATCCACCGATTGTGTTAATGTTTCACTGAATCCAAAATCAGAATCAGGACTTACGGTCAAAGGATTAGGTTTTACTGTAAGAGTTTCAAGTAACTCATCAGAATCAAGCATTCCACTGCCGATCTGAAAGAAGTTATTTATTGAAGTTCTAACGATACCAGCCTCAGCAATTGGTCCGTAAAAGTTCGCTTTCATTTCAAAATCAATTGTATATATGATCGTACGTCTTTGTTCCATCGGACCTTCAAAGTCGTCTGTAAATGTTACGCCTGCGATTGTGATCGGAACATCTTCTTTAATATCCGGTATGCTACTCAACGGTTTTACTGTTAAAGTGTATGTAGGATTAAATCTTGGAAGAATCTGTTCTACTATTTGTAGAGCGTCATCTTGATTCTTAGTGAATATGTTTAACTGAAAACTAAGATTATAAGGTACGTAACTATAAATTTTATTACGTGTATTAATAGTAGTACCATTATTAATGTAGTTGTTTATCTTTGGTAACTGACGTGCAGTGTCGTATGAAATACCTAATATTTCAAATGACATACGAGGCAACTTTACTGCCACACTTTGATCAGTTTCTAAATTAGGGAATGATCTAATTCTTTCAAGAAACTTTTGCTTAGGTGCATATGCTAAAGGAACTTTTACTTGAGAAATTGTAGCTCCAGTTGAGTTCTTTCTTAAAATGTATAGATCATTAAACATACGTCCAAAAAGCGCAACGCTTTTCCGCATTCTTTGATGATAAAAATGTACTCCAAACATTAGCTAGGATCTCCAAACGGGTTAGATTCACTGAAGTCAAGGAAGTCAGTTAGTGTTTCAAAGAAATCGTTTTGTGCGTTGACTTGCGCAATTGTTTCGTTAATAGCAGAAATAGTACGAGTCAAAGTTTGTTCAGCAGAATCTTCGGATTTAACGATACCAGCTGCTGTGAACAAGTGGAAGTTACCATCGTCTGCTCCAACATTCGCAACCGAAAGAACATTGCTTGAATCATTGTAATCTACAATCTCACCAGAAATAATTACACCAGTAGATAATGTTTGGGTAAGTGTATTACCAACTATAAATCCAGTGTCGGCTGAATCTGCAAGTGTAAGATTTGCGGTGTAACCTTTTTTCTCGACTTGATCAATATCAACAACACTTGTATCAAAGTCTTCGTCGTTGTAATCAAATAGTTCACAACGTAGTTTAAAAGTTGGTAGATTTTTTAATTGATAGAACGGCTGTTCATGCTCAACAAACATGATTTCAAAGATTTTTTTAGAGAATGGTACATAAAGTAAGTCACCTTCATGCGGTCTTACAGCTTGAATCTCGTTATCAAGTCTTTTTACAGTATGATTCCACCTGCGTTTTGAAATAACAAAGGTTGCTTGGTCTCTAATCTCAACACCAAACTTTGTAAATAAGTCACCTTCTCCATCGAATCCTTCTATGTTTTCGATGTACATCTCAACTTTATACGCTGAATTAAATCTTGAAGGAACATCTTCACCAAGTATTCTATCTTCGTTAACTATATCACGAGGTAAGTAATAAATGTCTTGGCCGAACATCTTTAGTGACTCTATCACTATATCTTCGTAAAGATCCTGTTCGCCTTTTGCACCTTGAGTAAAGTAAAGATTCGTGGCCATGAATTACCCCACAAAGAAGTCAGCTGGCATTTCATGCTCGAGCCTAATTACTTCTCTTAGTCTTTCTATTTCTGCCATCGCATCTTCGAAGATCTGACGTCCGTTTATTGTTACACCACCCGGAAGCTGCATGCCTTCGAATTTAATTAAGTTAGCACCCCATTGTCTTTTAATTAACGCTGTTGTGTATTGCTTTAACCACATATCATTAAATACTGAAGTATGTGTTGTAGGTTCTACAATTTCAAATACTTCTGCAACAAGATAATCACCTTCTACTAAATCTTTTGTTTCTTTTTCACCATGAATATAAAGTTTGTTCTGATGTCTTGAAAACTGGACAAGAGGATGTCCATTGAGCTTCATATCAATTAATGATAGGTACTGCTGCATCTGTTCGTAATAAGCCAGGTCGCCCATATATGAATGCATATTAGCAATATCGTTTAAATGTAACTGGTATTTAATATCAAAGAAATCTTTTGTCAGAGAACCTGACGCGATAGGAAATAACTTTGAAACAAAAATGATATTAGATGAAATAGGAATGTATTCGTTTGTTACATCAGTAGCGGTGATCTGATGTTTTAAGAACGTACGAAGAGTCGCGTCTGAATGAAACTCTTGATAGTACTGCAAAGCTTCATCTACTCGATCTTCAAGCTGATCT